CTTAATTGTAGCGACGTTACTTTACCAACACCAACAGCAACTCCTCCAGGATTTACATATCCTCCTACAGCTACTCCCACTGCAACAAAGACACCCACACCGACTAAGACACCTACCGCAACCCCAACGCCTACCGCCACACCTACGCCGACCAAGACACCAACAGCCACCCCGGCGCCAACAGCGACTCCAACAACCACACCAACCGCTACTGCAGCTGTCGGTGCAACTCCAACAGCCACGCCAACTAAAACTCCTACTCCTACTCCCACCGCAACATCTTCTTCGGCGCAGCTTTTTTACTTATATGGTAATTGCGATTCAGGCTCTCCACCAACAGACTCAACTTGCACTAATGATATAACTTGGGGTTGTTTAAAATTGCCAATAGATGGAACAACTATAATTTGTGATAGAGTTGCTTTTGGATATCCCTATGATGAAAATGCAAGTGGACCTGGAATTAACATGGATCTAAGAGTTGATAATGTACAGGTTGCTAGCGTAGACTTTGTTCTTGATTATTTACTACCCACTCCTAAATCTTTTGTTTTGATAAAAGATGGAATAACTTACAACCAATCATTCGCCAGTGGGATAAAAAATATAACTAGTTCATCTGCAACATCTGATTACAATAAAAACTTGTTGACAATTTATGATTCTCAAAATAATTATTATTTTGGTGAGTTAGCTGGGATTAATATCACAAGTCTTAATAAGTCATGTGTTTTAATATTCAACTACACAGGTTCTTTGGGTCTGGGTGGTATTATGAATATTTATTTAGATTCTAATTTAGTAGCAGTGGCAAACATACCAACTGATTATTACGGAGCTAGTTTTGACTTGATTTATGATGGCAGAAAATACACAGGAATATTTGCTGAGGGCGATGTAACAATAGCATAATAGGTATTTAATATGTTGGTTATAACAAAAATAAATCAATTTTTTTCTTACTCTGGCGAGAATTATTCTCTCAATCTTTTACCCACAGAGACTAAAAATAAAATCTCTTCAATACTAACCGAATCACCAAGTGGATCTTCTCTTTTATCTTGGCGTCCAAATCAGATATCTAATTTTAGTTTACTTGAGAGTGGAAAAACATATTATATTATCAGTAACAATATAGGCTTCTCATCATATTCCATAGACATAGAAACACTTATTCCTTATCAAAATGGATATGTTTCAAAAACATATCAATTTATAACTTATAGAAATAACGCAAACTTTAATTTAAACAACTTAAGCCTTGAAATTAAAAATAAATTATCTGCAGTTTATATGGAATCTAATTCTGGTCTTAGTCTGCTTTCTTGGAATCCAGGATCTTCGATTAATTCTAATTTACAAAACGAAAAAACATATTTGTTTGTAAGTAAGTCTGTTGGGTATGACCTAGGTCTACCTCCAGGCATTACTCCAACGCCATCTGCGACACCCCCAGGATTTACATACCCACCAACACCGACACCAACGCCAACCGCCACTGCTACTGCCACCCCAACGCCAACCGCCACTGCTACTGCCACCCCAACGCCAACCGCCACTGCTACTCCAACTGCTACACCAACGCCAACAAGAACTCCAACGGCTACTCCTACACCAACCGCTACAGCCACACCAACAAGAACTCCAACTGCCACCCCAACGCCAACCGCCACTGCTACTGCCACCCCAACTCCAACAAGAACACCAACCGCTACAGCCACACCAACAAGAACTCCAACTGCTACTCCAACTCCAACAAGAACTCCAACTGCTACTCCAACTCCAACAAGAACTTCAACTGCTACTCCAACTCCAACAAGAACTCCAACTGCTACTCCTACGCCGACTGCCACTCCTCCTATTTGGAATTTGTGGGCAAACGCTCCTATTGAGATTGGATTTTGGGGAAATAAATTTTCAGGTCGCGGGGGCTCCATGTCTTCAGATGGAATTACATGGCAAGCTAGCTCGGTTGTTATGTCTAATACTCCTGTGTTTGGCGGGGGAAATTGGTTGGCTTGGAAGGCGGCATCTATCAGTTCGGGCGCAATAAGATGTTTCCCCTATACTAGCCCTGATAGTAGTAATTGGTCTGCCCAATCTTATTTGCCTTATGCAATAGCTACAGGCTCGTTCAGCATAGGAACTCCATCTAATTCACACGGTATTCCTGGTTGTCAAGAAATTTCTTTTCTGAATGGTAGGTTTTTTGGATTTTTAGGAACATGGGGACTTGGAAGTCCTAAAAATGTAATACTAAATTATTCTGTTGACGGCGCAAATTGGGCTGCAGGTGCAATATCTGGGCTCACATTCACAGATGGTTGGGCTGGGGCGACGGCTCATGCTGATTTGTGTGAAGTTAGAGGAATAGCAAATAGTCCTACCATATCTGTTGCTGTTGGCAGAGGATTAAATGGAAATCTCACAACTTCTTCTATACTTACAAACAAATGCATCAGATCCACAAATCAAATAAATTGGACGGCATCAACGCTTCCCTTTTCGGCTGTGTGGAATGGTGTTGCATATGGGGCTGGGCGGTTTGTTGCAGTTTGCAATGGTCTTTACGCAGCCACCAGTGTTGATGGAGTTAGCTGGACGTCCTTGAGAATGCCAGCTACTTTAAATTGGACGAGCATAGCCTTTGGTGATGGAAAATGGATTGCTGTCGGTGGTCCTTCGTCGATTGCGGCTTTTTCTATGGATGGATTAAATTGGAGTGGGATCAACCTACCTGTTTCTGCAACTTGGACCTCTGTGGCTTACGGAAATGGTAAATTTGTAATATCTAGCAGTAGCGTGACTGTTTCTCTTTATTCAACATAATGCTAGTGGGTAGATTGATCCAGATTTTACTATCTTAGTTTAAGAAACCTTTAACAGAGAGTGTAAAGTATGCCCACAGAATTAATTGAAAAAATGGATGACTTATTAAAAGCCGATGTGATCTCAAGACACAGTTATTTTCAATTAAAATATTTTTTAATAGGCAAAGAACCAACAAATCAAGCCAAGATGTGGCAATGCCTAAGAGAATTGAAATTAAGAAGAGACAATTTAAAAAACATAATATTACAAATTGATGAAGAAAAAGATAAATTAGAACTTCAAGAAATTAATATTTTAAAATTAAATAAATTAAAAGATCAAGAAACAGACGATCTTGCTGTAAAAGAACTCAAGATAAAACAAAGACAATTAAATAGAGCTGTAGAAGGTGTTAAGAACACAATCTCAGATCTTCAAGAAAAGAAAAGATTTATAGAAGAAGAATCTGAGTTTTTTCTCCAAACATACAAAAATATTGAAAAAATAGAGCCCCTTAAAAATTTTGATGATTTTGAAGCTCAAAAAGAGTATTGGGGAACAAAGCTATTAGAAAAAATGAACCTTAAAATTTTACTTGAAAATAATATAGATATAGATCTAGTGGAGACTGTTTTGTCTCTGCCTGATGACATTCCAATAAAACAACAAGTTTTAAATAAATTAAACGCTTTACAGTCCAATATGATTAATTTGCAAAATGAATATACGAAAAAATTAGGTGCGTCAAATGGCAAGAATTGATAGTTTAAATAATGGTTATATAACTGGTGATCTTTCTTTGTATCCAGAAGCTGTTGATACTAAAGATAGCTTGTATGAAGTTAGAAATAATGCAACAACCGCTTTAAAACAAAGTGTTGGATATTCTGCAAAAAAAATTATTGTTGAAGATGCGTCAGGATTTCCTCCTCAGGGCTTAATAAGAATAACAAACAAGAAATTCAATTCAGGAGAATTAATATACTACGCCTCTAGAACAAACAATACTTTTAATAACCTAGTTCGTGGTTTTGCAGGATCAAGACAAAATCAATGGAGTTTGGGCAGCACTGTGACTAATTCAGTGAGTGCTGAGCACCATAATGCTGTTAAAGATGCGATCATAAAAACAGAAATTAATCTGGGCTTGAAGTCAAATCCAAATGATATTTCTCTACACGGTATATTAAAAGCACAAGAAAATAAGTTTCTTACACCCAAGCCTTTGTTTAGAGCATTTCCTGTTTCTGGTGGTGCTCCTCTCACAGTTTCTTTTCAAAATTTTAGCCTTGGAATGGCACCAAATGAATTAAACGGACCTTTGATTAGATGTTTTTGGGATTTTGGGGACGGAACAACATCTACTGAAAAAAATCCAATTCACACATATGCAAAAGAAGGATCTTATTCTGTCGAGCTTGTTGTTGTGAGTGTGTTAGGTGGTCAAGGAATAGTTACAAAAAACAATTATATTAAAGTTGATGATACATTGAGACCACCGTTTTTTTATGTCAAAAATTCCCCAGATGGATTTGATGTTTTAACAACAACCCCAAATGTGACCAGCGGTTTTTCTTTTTATTTTGATCAAGATGAAAATTTTAATGGCGAAAATCCAACTGTTTTTGAATTTGTAGATCAAACTGATGGTGATGTAAAAGAAAGATATTGGAATTTTAATGGTGATGGATGTGTAATTAAAAAATTCTATTCTTGCGAGGTAAACAATAATGGCGGCACATCACACAAACTTACATTTAAAGATGATATTAGAAATTTTTTATTATATCCATACACTAATCAAATATTGGTTTTTGCTTATGATGAAGATGGAGAAATAAAAACCAAATTCGGCAAAATATCATACATAGACGAAACAGGACTTATAATAAGTGGATTTGAATTACCTGAGTCTATAAATGCGGGTAAAATCGGTGCAATCAATGGTAGTTATAATAATCAGAATAAATGGAGTCCTGATATAATTAGAAACTACACAGAAACAGATCCAAATATTCATACTATAAATTTTATTTATAAAATAAATCATCCATCTTCAACATATAATCCTTCTGTGTTTGTTTTGTTTAATAACCAAACAATTAAAAAAGCATTCTTAAAAGAAGAAATAACAATAGATTAGGAAAAAAATGAACCTCAGTAATTATCCAGAAAATTTTGATACAAACAAAAATTTATATGAAGTTCATGACTATCTAAGAGTCTACTTGGCAGAAGATTATACTCCTGGCGACTCAAAAATATATGTATATGGAACAGAGGAGGCTATATCAAGATTTCCAGATCAATCAAGAGGTGGTGGAATATTAACCCTTACAGATCAGTGTGAAGAAATAAAACAAAGAGCCACATCTTTTTATTATACAACAAAAACAATAACTTCTTCAACAACAGCATACTTTAGTGGTCTTAATATTTTATCTGGTTTTGAGGATGTAAAAAAATATAAAGACATAACAAATATTACTCAAAATGTAATGGCTGAACATCATAATTCTTTAAAAGATGCTGTTATAAATATAGAAAAGTTTGCCGGCGTAAAGGGTGAAAGAGCAATCAAACCTTTGGAAGGTACGATTGAACAAAGAACCAACTATCTAAGGTATCTAGTTTTGGCTCCCAAAGCTTGGTTCAGTGTAGATAAAAGAATAGGATTAAAGCCAATCACTGTATCTTTTACCGATTTGAGTTTTAGGTTGGGCACTGACGGAACTAGTAAGTCAACAGAACATAAATGGAATTTTAACTACGGATCCAACAATTATTTTGCTTATAAAAAATACTTTAATTTTAAGACTTTAGGTACTGGCGAGGTATTGACAACTGTCAGTATAGAAATAACAGAAACTTTTTTCCCTGAAACTTATGTTTTACAAAAATCTACAGATGATTGGGAAACTTATATTGATGTTGGAAACAGTGATTCTTTTGATATAACATATTCTTCTACAAGAAATAATCCAAAATATAGATTGTTAATAGGAGACGGCGGGGATGTGATAGGCGGACTAACTGTTTATTTAAACTTAGATCAGGATAAGTTGGTTTATACATATGAAAATTCTGGGTTTAATGATGCGTCTTTAACTGTTACTAATGATTTTGGATCAGATACATGCGTTCTTAAAAATATAGTTAATGTTAGAGATTTTTGTCCATCAGAAGCCGAAATAGAATTTGCCCCAGGTGAAACACAGACATACTTGGGTCAAGAAATAGTAATAGATGGGTGTGATTCTGACTCTTGCATAAAAAACAATAGGCTGTATAGGATAACATCACCAATAAATACATACGTTGCTATTTCCATAGCAGCAGATGATGTCGGAGTTTTAAAAAATGGTCAAAACTCTTCTGATCCAATAAATTCTTATACATGGGGAATAAATGACGATTTAGCTCATCTTAATCAAAGCTACACAACAGCAGCATTTAGCGTTGGCGGTATTTATGATGTTGTTTTGAGAACAGATACTTATAGCGGAAACTATAGAATAACAAACTTCAAATCTAGCATAGATGTTATAGAAAATTCAAATTTATGGCTATGGACAAAAGGTAGATCAAGCGAAATTATTTCTCATGAATTTGGACTTATAAGCGAAACATTTAAGACTTTAAACACTCCTTTCGATATAAATCCATACTTTGATAGTAGCTTTCTAGGGGATGTTGATATAGAGAGCGGTTGTGATTGCGGAACAAAATGTTGCGACAGTTGTTACTCATATAGCGAAAAGTGTAGAACCATAAGAGAGTTCGAAAGAAACAATGGTTTTGCTAAAATGGATAACTATGGATCCGGAGACAAAAACTCCTCGGGGTTAATATTTTGGGCTACAGGAAGGGGCGATTCAGATCCTGTTTCTGACGAAAGAATATTTTTTCAAAAATATAGTGCTTTTTATGATGTGTATTCTGCTTATTATTTAGGTGGATCAAGCATATCAAGACAATGGGGCTGGGCTGGATTATCATCGGGAGATAATCTTTATTTTATTTTGGGCAATAAGGGCGTGGGCATTTCCACCTGTGGGAACAAAGATTGTAGCAATCCTGCTGTAACATCGATGTCAAATGAAACCCATCAGATTGACACAAGTATTATTTCTGCGTCTATATCAAATCATAGCTATTCAAGATGTTGCCTAAATTCAAATTCGTTTAAAAATGGAGCAGAAGATATTAAAAACTATACTTTACCTTCTGATAGTTATAGTTTTCAGAGATCGACTTGGAGAGATGGCTCCGGATATGTGCTTCAAAACTCTGGTGAGGGTAAGTTCTTCAGACTTAAAAGTTTTTATAAAACAAGCGGAACCACATCCAACCCAATATCTGAAATTAAAAAAATAAATGATCTTTCTGGTCCAACTAAAACAGAGGGTCAGCTTGTAAATCTTTCCAGTGCTATATTTCTATTTAACAACTCCGGGGCTATATCTGTGTTTAATTCCACAACAGGCGTTTGGTCTACGGGTGGTCCTGGGGTTGGTTCTACTGCTTTTAAATCACTTCAAGATCCCACCGTCACTGGTTTTGATGATTTAAATCAAACTTTATTTGCAACTTCTGATGAGGATCATAATGTATATATAAGTTATGATTATAGCACTAAGTCTTTCATAAAATTCAACGATATAGATCTAACCTTCAGATATCTTGGAGGCAGACCTGGCGGTGAGGGTGAAAAACAATGGCTATCTACAATATATTAATATGAGGTACATGAATTGACCAGACCACCACCAAATCCGCTATATCCCGATAAGTATGACTCTGATGATACATTGTTTCTTGTGTTTAACACATCTGAGGCAATATTAGCTAAAGATAACGCTCCTTGGTCTGACGAGATAGAAATAAGACCGTCTGAGGGTGATGAATTGTGGTCAAACAATGGCTTTGCAAACATAGATGGCGAATTGTTTTATTATAACAATGTTGAAAAAAAGCTTGTAAATGGAGAACAAAGAGTTTTTAGATTTAAAGAATGTGTTCGTAACTTAGGCGGAGAAGAGACAAAATATAATCATTCGGGCGTTAAAGTAAGAGGATTTGTAATAGCAGAACATCATAACCAAATAGTAGATGCTGTTATAAATATACAAGAATTCATAGGAAACAATTTTTCTACCGATAAAGATACACTTGATTGGAGAATAAGAAATCTACAGTCTGTTCCCGCCATATTTGATGATTATGGATGTCCTGATGTTAATTTTACATTTAACATACTTGAAAGTAGTTTGACTACCGGAATAATCTCTCAGTATTTGGTAGAAATAAATGGATCTTTCACAACTTTCAGATTAGATTTTGGAGATGGAAATTATACTACAAATGTTTTACAGGGAACTCATACATATGCTCCAAACTCAACACCAGATCCTGTCTTAACAATCTTTAATGATAATTGTTCGGTCACGTTTACTCCAACCAATAGAACTGCTTCTATAGAGCCTGTAGTGGCTGAGGTTATAACTCCTTTGGAAATTCCGATACCTCCTCCACCAGATATACCTCCAATATTAATCACGCCTTTTTCCACACCTCCAAACAAATATAATTTGCCACCTATTGTGTTTCCGTGTTTGGATGTTGGTAATATTGCATCGGTGCCTTCTTCTATAAACATAGGAATATCTCCAATCAATATTCCTAGTAAAATAACGATATCACCAATAAATATACCCCCAATATCAATAACTCCCATAAACATACCTTCGATAGGAATATCTCCAATAAAAATAGATATAAGTGGATCTTTAACTTCGTATATTGGATTATCTCCAATATATGTAGATGGTGGATTTAGTCTTCCATCAAAAATTACTGTCATGAACCCCACTGGCTTTAGTGTGCCCGAAACAATAAGTGTTATTGGTATGCCGCCCAGTATTCCTGCTCTTATAAGAGTTATAGGAATGGAGGATATTCCTCCTGTCATATCTTTTACAACACCAACGATGGTTATAGACTGGGGTGGAAATACGCTTGGACCAAGAGGCGGTTGGCTTCCACCAGTTCTTAGCGCAATAGTTACAGTTCAATGCCCCACAGGAGGTGCTTCATTTATACAAGGACTCAATAATTATGAATCTTATGAATCTTTGAATAACAGAAACGCTTCTATGAACGCCACAATAGAAGTTGACAGTCTGGGGATACCCTCTGTAATCAATATTGTTCCACCAAATATTCCGCCACTCACAGTAGATGCTTCAAATATACCATCCTCGATAAAAATAGACAAAGTAGATCTGCCGGATCAAATAAAAATAGTGGCTCCAGATATAAGAATTCCATCTGAGATTAGGATAACATCTGATACAGAGATACCAAAATCTATATTTTTAGATGCCACAAGTGTCCCAACCATAATACAAATAAAGAGTGATATACCAGAGTTTATCGGGTTAAATATCCCAGATAATTTCCCAAGAGAGATAAAGATCGATGCTTCTGGCATACCTAGTCAGATACAAGTTGTTGGAATACCTCCCGTTATAGAAATAAACGGAAACATTCCATCTACAATACAATTGTTGATGCCAGAAAAACCAGAAATAGAAATGGTCTATAAGGGATCTCCGATAGATGTTAAAATACAATTAGATATAAGTAAGATCACAGGAGATGATCAAAAGCTTAATTGTGTAGCAATCGTTCCATGCAAGTAAATAAAATGTTAGCAAGAACCAAAAAAGTAAAAAACAACGAATTTATCAAAACTCCAAATTATAATTTTTGGATAAGAAATTTTTGCAATAATTCTTCTCAAGCTATAGACATAAACAAAACTATTAACGAAAATGAATATTTCATTTTATTGAAAAATGAATTTGAAAATAATAGAAAAAAATATTCTTGGGCTGATGCGGAAAGCAATAATTATAATACAGCAATAATAATTTCAGATGGATATGATTTTAATGAAGTACATACTTTTTTAAAGAAAATAAATGGAGTTTGTTTTATGGGTGTAAATAACTCTTTAAAAAAGTGGAATAATAATTCAACCTCTCTAAATTATTATGTTGTTAATAACCCATACCAAGATTGTTTAAGATTTCTTCCAAACAAAAGAAGTTTGCCCAAATGCATAGCATCTAATAGAACATATCCAGAATTTTTAGAAAACTATAGTGGAATTAAATACAGATATAGCCCAGCCAATGAAGATAATTTCAATTTCAATAAATCTTCTGATGCTTATTTTCAAATAGATGATTATAGAAATCCAATCTGTGCCTCTATACAACTCGCATATAAATTTAACTGCAGTGAAGTGATATTGTTATGTTGCGACGATTCTTTTGAAGATAATAAGCCAGGAAGCATACAACTGGAGAATGGTTTATACACTTATCCCCAACAAAATATAGCCAATGAAATTATAGATTGTTGTTTATATTGGTTTACAAAAAGTGGAAGAAAAGCGTATTATCATTGCAGCGGAAAAAAACTTGATAATGCTGAGTATATAAAGAAAGAAGACATTAAAAATTATTTAACATGAAAAATAACATAGACTTTTCCTTTATAAATGAATTCAGCAAATGGATAAAAGAGGAAAGTGTAAACAAAGACTTTAACATTAAAAAGAACCAAAGAGTTTATCCAAAACATATTAAAAAATTATCCTCAAAGATAATAGTGGAAGAGGGTTGCTATAAAGAATTAACAAAAGAATTTGTTAAAAGAGGTGGAGTCATATTGAGAGCAGATGGAGAAATGCTCATGGTAGAAGTTCATTCTGGAACTTTTTATATAAACGAAAAAGAAGTTTATTTTTAATTTTTCTTTAACATAACTTTTTGTTTTTCAAAAAAGTTACTATTTACAAATAATGTTGGTGTTACTAATACCATGGGTCTGCCATTGGCTGGTAATTCTGAGTAACCTCTTATTTTTAAACTTGCTTTTAACTCATCAAAATCTACAGCTGTTTGAAGCCAGGGCTGCCAATACATGAGATTTTCATCTATGTATCCTTTTACTTTTCCATACCAACTTGAAGGTAAATTTAATATTTTTAAATCCTCTAGGGGTATGGGTCCTATATCTCTTGAATAAAATTTAGAAAGTATTTTTACGCCTTTTTTATCTCTTTTGGCTAAGTATAGCCATAGAATTTTTAAATCACTTTTCATATTTTTTGAACATCTCCTCAAATATCATTTCTAATATTGTTTGTGTGTATAAATCATTTTGTCCAAATTGACTGAAGAAAGTTTCAAGTGCGTCTTTTGATTCTTCTATTTTTTCTTTTTCTTCCATGTAAATATATAGTTTGCCCAATAAAAAGAAAGATTCATTAATATATAAAATATATGAGCACATTTCAAGTAAAATTAAATAACGGAACACAAGGATTGTTAGATAATGATCCCAATGGCACAAGCATTCAAAGAAGTGTATATGCCATGGGACCAGATAGAATTAGTCGGGAATTAAAAGATGGAGAAATATTCTCTGGTTCTAATTATTGGAAAAGATATGTCTATCCCAATACCTCGGCAGATTTAGCCTTTTTAATAATTCTGGAGGATGATGGTTCGGCGTGGTATGACAAAGCTGATACAAACAACATACCAAAAGTATATAAAATAACAGTAGAGCCAGGCTCTGATTTTACCGATAATATTATCGATATACAAAGTGATACAAATAGCTTTGCAGACTTTGTTCAAATAGCAAATCAATCAGAAGGCTCTGTTCAAATAAGATTGAATGGTTTAAATAGTGCTGTTTTCGATCTTGGATCAAAAGAAGTTCAGGTTTTTAATGTAGGCGACTTAAATATCCAGAAAATAGAAGCTAAGTTGCCAGAGGAATACTCAGGTATCGATTCTGTTTCTTTGCAGGTCATATCATCAATAGTAGTAACTGAATCTACCAAGAAATAGGTTATAAATTATGGCACAACTAATAAGACCAAGTGATGTTAAGATTGTAACTAAGGATGGAGAGCTTAAGGTCTCTATAACTTTAGATTTAAACATAAACATGAATGGCTCTATAGAAGCCGTATCCGGCGATGTAAAGGGAGTGATGAATAAAAAAGAATCTTCAGTGGATGCAGAAGATAAAGTAGCTTGGGCAATCCCAGACTTTGCATCTGAGAAGATCAATTTTGGAAAGGGTGGTTAATTATGTCGAGAGTTGGATTTGACGTTGGAACTTATACGCTCGTCTGCTGCAAAAGAGATGAATCAAATAATTTTACTTATAAAAAAGAAATAAATGCTTTTCTGGAGATGCCTTTGGAAAACAAATTTGTCTTCAACATGATGAAAAATGCAGGCGTTCCTCTGATTGAAAGAGAAAAAGTAGCATACGCCTTGGGCGAAGCAGCGGTTAATATGGCTTACACAATGAGCGGACTAGAGTTAAAGAGACCTATGACATCTGGCTGCGTGAATCCGAAAGAAAAGGATGCTTTTCAAATATTAAGCATTATGATCCATAGTTTAATTGGAGAAATAAGCAAAGATAAGGAAATATTATATTACTGTGTTCCAGCAAACGCAATAAACGAAGAAACAGATGCTGAATATCATGGAAAAATATTAGAGGCTATATTCAAAGCCTATAAATCAGAACAAGGCTTTACACTTGACCCCAGACCGATAAATGAAGCATTAGCCTTAGTTTATGCGGAACTATCTCACAAAGCCTTTACAGGCGTGGGAATGAGTTTTGGTGGGGGTATGGTAAATGTTTGTTTTGCAATGTTTGGAAACCCTTTATTTTCATTTTCTATTGTCAACAGTGGAGACTGGATTGATAAAATGGCTGCCAAAGCTACTGGCGAAAGTACTACTTTTATAAATAAAGAAAAAACAAAGGTAGATTTAACCAAACCAGCCACCACCCTTGTAGAAAGAGCCATACAAACGCAATATAGAATAATGCTAGAGCATACTGTTACTGGGATCAAAAAAGGTCTTCAGAATACATCTAAAAGTGTTAAGACAGATCAAGAGATAGACTTCGTTATTGCGGGCGGCACATCCAGCCCTCCAGGCTTTAAAGATATGTTAGCACAATGCTTAAAAGAAGCAGACCTTACTATCAAGATAGGCGAGGTTATTCAGCCAAAAGATCCACTTTATAGTGTTGCCAGAGGCTGCTTGTTAGCTTCCGAAGCTGCTAATTAATTTTAAATTTTTAACTAATATAGTTTATGCAAAAAATAAAGAGCGTAGAAGATCTCGGAACTGCTTCTTATGTCCTAATGCACAATTATAAATTGGCAGGAAGGAGAGGCAAAGAAGTTCTTTTTGATATAGAAGAAAAAGACGAAGAGAAATTTGATGAAATATGCTTGGATTATCTAAGCAGCGAGTTTCACAGATTTGACTCCTGCATAATGAGTCTGAAGAAAATTAGAGAATACAACTTCAACGAAACAGGCAAAATTAGATTTGCTACCGATCTCGGAGTTGCAGCCTACATATTAATGCATAAATATAAGGTTCTTGGAAAAAAAGGCAAATATATATATTTTGAAGTAGAAAGCGATGAAGTTAGCGATAAATTTGACGAACTAGCTTTCGAGTATTTAACAAGCGATTTTCATAGATTTGACTCTTGTTTAATGAGTTTGAAGAAAATAAACGAATATATTTCTGATAAGAAATAATATATATTATCATGGAAAAAGTAGAATTAGATAAACTTACAAAGTTAATAGATGACTTTGTAACACAATTGAAAAAAGATCTTATTGTTGTTCAATACAAGCCAGCAAAGACTGGTATTTTACCAGGCGTTTGGGATAGAATGAAAAACTGGTGGCACAACACAGTAATGGGTGGAAATAACCCAGATAATCCATATGTATATAAAAATAAGTTTGGTGCACTTGGACGTGAAGATGATACAAAAAAAGAGTCCAGAAGATTGACTTTGTCGCAGTATAACTTTATCAAAGAACAATACAATAAACTTGAATATAATTTGTCTGTTATAAATGAGGACCTGGAGACAGAGTCTGAAAATTTAAAAAAGCTAAAGCTATTTAGAATAATTGATGATTGGGCTAGTAAGTTTAAACAAGAAGTTATTAGACAATTTTCAGCAGTGCATACTTCAAACGATAATAATAATGGAGAAAGTCGTGGAGAGGTTCGTGATGAAGTTGAAAAACCCAGTGGCAGTAGCGGCACCGAAGAAATGTCCGGTATACCAAACAGGTCAGGAGGTTCGGTAAATTCAGACCTAGTGGCAGCGGAAAGGGAAACTCGCCGTCCCGGAAGAAAACCAGATCCCAGAATATATTGGACGGGAGATAAATGGGAAAACATCACATCTTCTGAAGCTGTGAATAAAATTAAAAAAGAAGTTTGGAAGAGGTTGCGAAGAAGCAAGCATAAAGGTGGCGAGCTGTTTCAGGAGTTGTATGTTGGAAAAAACGGTGATCAACCCCCAAGTGAGTATATTCCAACAGAAGAATTTGTTGGAAATTTCGAAAATTTCGAAAAAGATTTTAAAGAATCTTTTAAAGACATACTAGATCATAGTGAAGAAATATTTAAAAAATATCCTGATAAAGCGATACCTGGAAGTGTAGACCCCAAAGACCAGGAAGATTGGATGAAGTGGTTAATAAACGAAACAATGGAGAGACAATTCCGATTGATGGTAAATAAGAGAACAAATGATCCAATTGATGATTTGATTTCACAATACGTAGCTGGGGGTGGTGACCCAGATGATCAAGAATAAATAATATATCATTTGGCTATTATTTTATTCAATAGATCTATATCTATGTTCACAGAATTATTTGGTTGCAAATCACTTTGTTCAATAGGTGTATCTTTACTTATTTCTTTTATGATTTCTTGATGTTCAGGATTTTCTGGGTCTAGTTGTTGCTCTTCACAGATACCAACAATATTGTTAAAAAAGAAGAAGTTTTTACAATTTGTGATTGGGTGTATGGTTTCTATTCCATCCATGTGAACTGCTTGACAAATGCCTGTGAAGTAGTCATTGAATTGAGTTTCTGTGAAATTTCTACCTGTGTGAATGGTAAAAACAGTTATTGGTTTGCCAATAAAATGCTTAAATTTTTCTAAATTTGGATTCATATTTATATTCCTTTCATTCTAAAGTAGTCACCACCTGTGCCCATAGGTGCTTGAAAATCTAAATTTTTCTTTGTGGCAAGTATGTAATTTTTTAAAACAGACGGACCTTCTTTGACAAACATTTCGTTCCAGTCTTTACAAGATTTGTGTGGACTGACGAACATTAATCGTTCTTTTAGATTTTTTGATTCAATATTTTTATTAATCATGTCTGTCATTGCTGTCATTCCACCAAGTCCGGCTTTATCATTATCTAGGCATATAACGATTTTGTAGTCTTTTATTAAGTTCATTTGTTTTTCACTTAGATTTTTGCCACCGCAAGCAACTCCGTTTAAGCCGCTGCAGAAAAGACTCAAAGCGTCAAATTCTCCTTCGCAAAGGTATATCTCTTCGTTTTTATCAGCCCAATTTCCCCCTGCAAAAAATAAAACGTCAGATTTCCCCACTCCAACTTCTTTGGGTGGACCTAAATATCTAATTTTCGAATTACCAACATGCCTGCCATTCCAATAAAAAAGATTTCCTTCTGGGTCATAATACGGGATTATTATCCTTGCTTTGTATGGAGCTGTTTTACAAATATACAATCCATCTGTTGGTATTTTTCTTTTAGCAAGATATTCAGTGGCTAAATTTCTCCAAAAATTATTTTTTGGCAAAGAGTTTATGGAACAACTTCCTTCTGGAAGTGTTAGTTGAATTTTTTTTTGTTCAACGATCTCAGTGGTAGGATTTTCATCTAAGTTTTCAAAAAAATCAAAAAGCTTATCCTCTAACTCCGAGATTGATGCCCTACCGTGCAATACGCACATGGCTTTTTCAAAACTACATTTATCTACAGTTTGTATTAATTTTGGCAGTGAGCCCTTTTTATCAGTTTTGAAACAATGAAACACACCATTCTTGCGTCCGGTTTTTCCTCCTGAGGGGCTGCACCATAAATGATATTTTGTGTCATCCGAAAATATTGAGTTTATTATTATCTCGTTTCCCTTGACGATTATATCGCCATCAAAACGATCTTCCGCCCACTTTTGAAAATTCTCAAAAATTCCCATGCTTAAATTATATCAATTTTTGTTCTTTTTTGCAATTCGATTTACTCCCTTAGTTTATGAAAATAGAACATTTATCTGTTAGTAGAAAACAACTTTGGGACCAGTGCAACCAAGCATACAAATATAAATATCATTTAAAATTAGAATCACAAGAACCAGAACCAGAATATTTTCTTTATGGAAAACTGGTTCACAAGGTGGCGGAAGAGTATGTTAAAAATAAAGGAAAAATAGAAATTACCAAGTTTCTTCAGCCATATTTAAAAGGTGAGTTGTTGCTTGAAAATAAAAAAGTAGAACTTACATCAGAATATAAAAATAAATTAAACGAGCATATAACAAATATTAAAAAATTAAGTGATAGAGTTGGCTTTGATGGAGAAACAGAATATTTTTTCAAATATGATTTAGATCCGCCACATGAAAAATATCTGACTGGTGTGATAGATCGATTGATAATTAAAGAAGATATGTGTTTTATAATAGACTATAAGACTACAAAGAAGGGTAGGTGGAGAAAAACTCCTAAGACCATACGTCAAGATACGCAAATGTTGTGTTACGCAAAAGTTGTTCAAAAGCTTTTTGGTATAAAAGCAGAAAACATAAGAGCTGCTCTTTATTATCTGGACGGTGGGGATCTTATACCAACAAAGTTTAACCAATCTATGTTGGATGGTGTTGAAAAAATGCTACTAAATATTTACAATGACATTCAGGCTAAAGATCCAGATAATGTTTTTGGAAAAACAGGGGATCACTGCAGAAGATGTGATTTTAGAAAAATATGTCCGTTTTATTCTTTAACTTAGAGTGTTGGCATTAAAATATAATCGCCTTCAACTATTTCTTTTTTATTTGTATTTTTGTTTAAAATAATTGTTTTTTGCTTTTTAATTTTTAACAACCAGTCAAATCCATTTTTATTCCAAAAATCATGAATCACAGGCAGTGATGTAAAGAATCCTTGTCCGCCTCCATCAAATGCGGTGGTTCCCCAGCAAGTTCCAATATAAAAATAATTATCATCGACAAGACCACCGCCTGATCTTCCTGGTCTGGGGCTGTTTTGAACAGTCACTAAATCTCCTCTGTTTCTTATTCCAACTATTTCTACTTTATAATGTGCAACTTCCTCACCACCATCACAACCCATAGAATGAGCTATGGTGCCCTTTATATATGGATAATCTTTTGGTGCTATTGGGAAGTATTCAGGTGTCCAGTCTGGTGTAAATTTTATTAAGGCTGTGTCGCAACCTTCGACGTAACTATAGAATAAAACACTTGCTTCATAAGTTTTTGTTTCTTTTAATTTTTCGTTATTGTGGTACCAAGTTAAAACTTTACATTTTGGTTTTTTAATCTTTGCTTGTTCATAACTTAAGACGCCCGGATTCCAAAGATGTCCACAGGTGGCAACATAAGCTGTATTATCTTTTTTATCATAATAAATTATAGTCCCAGATCCACTTGCTCCATTTACCATAATTTTTAAAGAAGGCGACAAAAACCTTTTGTATTCTTCGCCTCTTTCTTCTATCGGCATTCCATAAAGATCATTGTCTCCTGTCAATGGGACGGGAGGAACCAATGGCATGTTATCCATTGGGTGTTTAATTCTTTGGGCAAAAGCTTGTGATGAGAGACACAAGAATAAAATCAATAAATAATAATATTTGATCATAATGTATTTATTGTTTTTGCCAAAAATATTACTCATATAATAACATGAATTCCATACTATGTGTTTCCCACAACGTTTTTTTAACAAAAGAGCAAAGATATGATGTTTATGAAGGGAAACAAGTAGAGGTAGTGGGAGTAAGCGTTCCTGTTTGGTTTTATGATAAAAGCGAAACATCAGAACCAGCTATAGAGGTTTTTTGTAAATATATAATTATAAGTGATAATAAAAACCAGTCAAAAGGAATAGATGTTATTGATGATGGTTATAAAATATATTTATCGAACGACAAAGATAATATTCTGCCTACTAAGATAAAAAAGTTTTTTAAGAAAAAAGATTATATTCCTTGCTCAAAATTGCTGGTTGACGTAAAAGATGGTGGAGCGGAATGGATCAATTTTAAAGTGTATGAAATTTCTGATTACGTAAATATAATTCACAGTATAGAAATTCAAAAAATAGAAAATCTAACTGATTCTTTAATTGCTTAAAGAAAGATTCATCACTAAAACAATTGTGTCACCAGGAGACATTGTTAATTCTTGATTCAATTTAACAGAAGAAATCAAAACCCCGCTAATATTTTGGGTTGTGGATAAAAATATATTCTTGACTGGTCCCCAACCACTCGTTCCTGTTGATGCACTAAACGTTATATTATTGCTTTTAACAACATAAACAGAGTTAGAAATGACAGGTGAACTCCAAGATGTTATTTTTTGTCTACTATATCCATTTGTGGACGGTTCATTAACTAATGATGACATGTTATCAGTGGTGTTTAAGGAACTTCTGTTGTCAAGTCCAGCCCAATAATAATCAACTCTTGTATTTTTATTAACAAAAAGACAATTCAACATATAAGACTCACCTATTTGGTGCAGCGTGTTCTTTATATTGCTTTGTTCGTATTTTACCTTATTGTTTTTGTCAATTAGTTTAATGTTTTCAATTGTCAGTAGTCTCATTAGATTTTCCTTTTTCTTTTTCAATTAATTCTTCTATTAACTGAAGGGTTTCTATTGGGTGTGGGAATTTAACAGATTTGTTTTCAATTAATTTTTTGTTGGTTCTTTTTTTGTTTTTAATTATAAGTTTATTGAAACTATTTATAAGCTGTTTAATTAAATCCCTAAGAGGAGCAGATTCGTTTGAAGAATCACAGTTCTTATAAGCTAGTTCTAAGTGGCTTACAACTGATTCGTAATTATGCTTCATAATTTACCACCCAAACTCTTTTAGTATCTTGTTGTTCTTTCTATACAGATTAAAAAGAGCCTCTTGTTGCTCTTCACTAATAGAGGAGCTTGTACTTATTTCTTCTTCGATAAAATCCTCGTACCTTGAGTCAAAAAGCTCTCTTTTGATTTCTTGGCAAACATCGTTGTTCAAACCACTAGTCATATCTTGAGGGGCGTTTGCCCCTACTGGTAAGTCTTGAGCTATTTGGTTTCTTATATACAAAGATAAGCATAAAGCAGAAATCGCATCATCATGTTTTCTTTTTTGAGCCTCGGCTCTTTTTGTAATAGGATTAAATTCAAAAGTCTGAAGCTCTGATGTTAATCTGGCGCTGTTTATTCTAATTGATTTACTAAGTATCCTACTTTGCATAGCCTCTAGGAGCATTGGTCTGTTTATTCTGTTGACTTTGAATCCTATTGTTTGAGATCCACTTTTCTTGGTTTCATAAAATATGTTTTCATAAAAAAGTGTGTTTTGAAGAGAGCTTAATACAGCTCCTCCAGCAGCCATGTTTTCAACAACTACAAGGGCTGTGTTGTAATAAACTCCGACTTCTTTTATTATTTGAGCAAATATGTGAGGAGGAATTAAATTGCTGTAAAATTCAGCAACTTGCTCAAGAGTCTCTAGGTCTAATACTTGGAAGCAGCTGTTGTCCGCATCTTCTCCCATACCATCGGCGCAGTCAACGCCTATTATGTATTCTTTACTTTCATTAGGTTCTTTCCACAACCATAAAGCCCCTTTGTTATTTTCATCGGTTTCCAATTGTGCGGCTCTACCACTTTTATTAGCCCATTTAGGAAAAAGCTTCTTAATGGGGGGCATTTTACTTGTATATTCGGTTAGTTCCCTAATTATATTAGAAGGAATATAAGTCTCACCAGATCCTAAAAATTCTCTTAAAACTTCTTGTAAAAATCCTTTCTCACCTAACTGACGTTTTTGCTCATCAATCCATTTTTCGTTGTTATATTCTGGATGCTCCCAATAATCCAGATCTATAACATTGAACATGTTTCTTTTTTCTTTTGCGTCACTGTATGTCTGTTCGTACCAATTTCCCATACCATTTACTGTGGATATCAAAACACAACTACCACCAGTGCTTAAAACTGGCCACATGGCTTTCCAATGTTTATCCATATCTGGTATGAACGCAGCTTCGTCTATTATTAGAAATGTAACGCTTTTACCGCGAGAGGCTTCTGGGGAGTAGAACTTCAAAGCTCCGCCAGTATCAGAAAATTCTTTTAAATGATCGTTCCATTTCTTATCTTTTTTTGGAATAAGCCAAGAAGGCAAATGCTCCACCGCCCTGTCTATTATGGCTCCTGTATCTGTTGCTTCTCTATCGGTTTTGGATATCAACATTATTTGTTGATCTAATTTGAACATACATCTCCATAACCCCCAAAGAAGAGTAACCGTTGTTAGACCGCCCTGTCTAAACTTAGAAATTATATTAAATCTATTTTCTTCGTATTCCTTGATTACTTTTCTTTGATAATTAAAAGGAACAAATGGTATTAAACCTTTAACAGGGTGAAGAATTTTTATATATTTGTGACAAAAATATTCAAAACTATTAACACACTTAACAATTTCTTTTTTTTGTCTGTCCATGTCGTATGAGTTTACCTCGTCCATTGTTTCTGTTGGATCTATGGCAAGCTCGTAGTTATTTAAAGTAAAGTATTTGGGATCGTAATGTTTTGAGTAATACTCTTTGAAATCCATGAGTGTATCTATTAAAAAAGCCCCTAAAAATTAGGGGCTTTAAGAAAGGAAATAAATAAAATTTAACTGTTAGTCATCATCATCTTCTTCATCCTCATCCCAATCGTCCTCTTCGTCTTCTTCATCCTCATCGTCCCAATCATCCTCATCATCCTCTTCATCCTCTTCATCGTCCCAATCTTCATCCTCATCCTCATCATCGTCCCCGACTTCTTTCCATTCTCCCCCGTCGCCCCAGTCATCATCTTCATCTTCATCTTCATCTTCATCTTCATCTTCTTCGTCGTCGTCGTAATCATCTTCGTAATCATTATAATCTTCTTCTTCATCATCGTCATCATCGACGAAATAATCTTCGTCTCTTGCAAAACAAAAGATATTAAGAAGTTTCTCTGGGAGCATGGTTTCAAAGTCTATAATCTGAGGCATTTTCCTTTCCTTTCTTATGGGAGGCGAAATTTACCAATAAATTAACTTTAAGTCAACCTTATTTCTTTGGCGTAACTATAATAGTGTTTAATTTATAAATTTATTTCTAACCAACTTATTGTTTTCTATTTTAAATAGATTATCTAATAAGTTGTTGCTGCTTAAGCTATTTAAGCACATAACAGCAATATTTACATTTTCTTCAATATTATTTGTAGATTGAACAAATATACCATTTTTAGATAATTCGTATCTATCTTCAAATGGAACTTCTATTTCAATATCATAAAGCTTTTTGTTTAAAATTTCTTTTTTACTGACGTAGTCCGAAACTTTCAAAACCTTTATTTTTTCCATATCTCTATAGATCTTATTGCCATCAAATTCTACTTGAACGAATTTTTTATCTGATTTAAGGTTGTTGAAAGAAAAATCGCTCAATATACCTAATTTTCCAATTATGTTTCTTTCTGTGAAAACTTTATTTAATACATCGGAGTATTTTGATCCATTTTCTGAGTCGATTAGTATTATTTTTTCAGCTAAAGCTGAGAATAATTTTGATGTCATTGGAACACTTTGAACAGCCTCAAAAAAATAATTTGCCATAACATCTTTTGCCAGCATTAAAGCATCAAATTGGCTAGTATTATTATTTTTAATATTAAAATTATAAACACCAACTAAACAGGCATACCAAGCGCCAGTCCAAACTCTACTGAAATTGTGACACTCTCTGCTTAAAACGTTATCTGGGGTATTGTCTGATAACTTATCAGGTGAAACATAATTAAAGTTATTTGCAGCATCTCTTAAAAATAACGGGCTATAACCCTTTTTGCCTTTTGTTATATTGAATATTGCTTTTGCAAGCTCTTCTGCTAATCTTGATATAATGTTACTATTACCAAGATCCCCAGAAGTTTGTTTTAAAGCCATGTTTACAAGATCTTTGTTTTCCATGATATTTAAAATTGCAACTATATCCCCAAAAGATTCGTGTAAAGCCCAAACTTCATAAGATTGAACATTCCAAAAGTCTGGTCTTATGGCATCCAAGAGAGCATGTCCTGTTTCGTGAGATACAACATCGCTGCTATCGGATGTATAGATGTTCTTTTTGACCACCGGATCAAACGCATAAAAAAACTTCAGACTACTTCTATCGTAAAAAGCATTTAAATCCTGTCCGGCAGTTGGATATACGTGTAGGTTGTTAGTTGCTGCCCATCTACCTGGGAATTTCTTCATTTTTGGAACGATATTACCAACAGTATTGTTGACAATTGCATAGCAATTGGCAGCTCTGCCTTCGGGGGTGGTTATTTTATGTCCTCCGCCTAAAAATCCATTAACAGTAATGGGTAGAATGGAACCAGAATATATGGTGTTTCCTACTAATTCTGGGGTTGTTGGATCGTTCACCCAATATTCTATGGGCTGATTATTTAAAATGTTTGTTTTTTTTGCTGGGAAGAACCAATTATATAATTTGTTTAGCATAAGAAACTCCTTTTTCTTTTGACTCTATAGTATATATTATGTGTAACCATGAAATTTAATGAACAGCAAATAAAAGAAAAAAGAACTGTTGAAGCCATACAAAAAGAATATATGGGCTTCCAAGGAAAGCTTGTTTGTATAGCTAAAAATCTTGGAAATGAAATATTAGATCAAGGTGGAGTTGGTGAGACATTGTCATATGATGATTTTTGGAAAACATCAGATGACGAAATACAAGAAATGGATATGGAATCCAATGTAGATTGCATAGGATGGTTTTTTGATGGTCTTGGAATAGGCATTAATTTAGAAATATTTGTTTTTGAAAATGATAAAAAAATAAAAGTTGAATATGATTCTCAAAACGTTTATGAAGAAGTTTCTGGAGAACTGGAGTCTTATGTGCCTAATATTGCTTGGGAAGAGAAAATAAATCCGCTATATAAAAGGGCAAAAGAAAAAGAAAGTGCAAATAGGGAAAAGCAAAAAGAAACATCTAAGTCGAACTTTGAAGAAAATAAGAAAAAATTAATAAATTACTTAAGCAATAAATGGGGTATATAATTATATATACTATACTTAAAAGGGAGGCAAAATGAAAAAACCTAACAAGAATAATGAACAAAAAACAGCCAATCAAAAACAACAAAAACCTGTGGTTTCAAAAAATAAAAAACAGCCAACAAAACAAAATCAAAAATCTTTGGCTCCAAAAGTAGTTGAGTCAAAAGAAGATGTTAAAAAATCAATGATACAAAAAATAGAAGAAAAAATGTCTGTAAAGAAGAAAGATGTAAATTTAGATCTTTCGAATGTTGTAGATAAGGTTTTGATTGTATTTATTGTTCTTCAGGTCGCTGGTTTAATTTACTTACTAGTTAAATAGAGGTTTAAAAATGTTTTTTCAAAATTTATTTGATCAAGAGTTTCAAGGATATTTAGTATTAGGTGACAGACAAGCATCTGTTACTTATAAGATACCAGCCAATAAAAATGCTCAAACAAAGCAGATAGCTTGGAACTCTGGTCCTTATGATCTATCTTCTCTTAACACCTTGACTTTAAACTATTCTTGGGATAGAGATTTTAAGATATGGAGTTCAGTTCAAATAAATATTGCTGGGGCAAGTGCTTCTCAAACAAGAGCTGCAGAGATCGTATCGATATTGAATGCCAACCCAGTTTTCTCAGAATTGCTTGTTGCTTCTGTCACCGAGTTAAACAACGCAGAAACAGTTGTTGTCTCTAAAAACAATCTTAAGAGACAAGATATTAAAATTTATTTTAGCAACAGCAGTGCAGAATCTGTATTGAAATTCAACAAATATGCAAGTGTAGCAGATCTTCCAAGTTATTTCGAAAGACACACAATAGAAAATAGATCAAATTATCCAGATAGCCTTGGAATGTTAATCAAGCTTGATACTTCTGACTCTTTGGACCAGGATGTAATTGAAGCAGCAGGATTCACAATACCATCTAAAGAGGATTATGAACTTCTCAAGGGAAGATCAGGTTTGTTTACTTTTCAAAAAATAACAGTAGATGGAAGCGATAGAATAACTCAAATAATTGAATATCCAGCCGGAGCAACGGCTGGGGACTTTGCTCGTAAAATAAACTACACATACAGTGGTAGCAATATTAATCCCTCAAAGGTTACAGAAATACCATATGTGTTGACAGATGGTGATTTAGTAACACCATAAAGTTATGACAAAATACTTTAAATCTCATGGTCATTATGATTTAACCAAAGGTCTTGTTCACAGATTTTGGAAAAGACCTCTGTATAAAATCACAAATCAAATATTATCTTTTAGCTCTTCAGATTGCAAAACAATAAATTTAGTGGGTGTAGATGCCGTTACAACAGGAAATTCTGCGATTAAGAACCCAGGTGGTGGGTGGAGTGGATCAGCATATTCTACAGAAACATACACCAGTCCAGTTTCGGTAACATTCAGATCTTCAACTACTGGTAATTATTTAATGGGTGGATTTTCTTATAATCCAACTGGGGGTCCTACCACCTATTTAAATACAACCTATGGACTTTATATACAAAATGGATTTTTGGAAATATATGAATATGGAGGTCAGGTTAATGTTCCGGGTTCTATAAGTACACTACCTACTGATGTATGGAGAGTAGATTATGATGGAACAAACGTTAAGTATTATCAAAATAACAATTTAATTTACACTTCATCAAATTCAGTAACACAACCACTACATGTATTTTTTGCACTTTTAACAGGCGAACAAGGCGTTAATAATATTTGTGTTAAATCAATAGCACTAACGCCAACATCAACGCCAACATCAACGCCAACATCAACGCCAACACCAACGCCAACACCAACGCCAACACCAACACAAACAAATACTCCGACAAATACTCCATATCCGATAACATATCCAGATCCAGGCGGTTTAAGTGCCGGATATACGGCTTATATATATGCTAGTGGGTGGGACAATACAATTGAATATTTTAGCACACACAGTACGGTAAGTGTTGTGTATAGTCCGGGAACAGTTGTTGGTCAAAATCTAACAAATTGGGGAGCTGGGGTTATTAAAATACAAGGATATTTTTTAGCAACAACTGCAGAAACTCATACTTTTTATCTATCTGCGGATAGCGGAAGCTATTTATGGCTGGGGTCTCATGCTTTATCTCCAACAATGAGTAATTATGACTTAGGCAGCGTTACTAGTGAACAATCTGTAAATATCAATTTAGTTTCCGGAGACTTTTTGCCCTTCTTGGTAGTTTACGCACAGCCATCTAGTTTTAATAGTGGATCAACTGGATTTAATTTAAGTTATTCTACTTCAACAATTAGCAAAACAAATAATTGGGGGTATTCGAATGCTTGGCGTGGTTCAGCTCTCCCGTGAAAGATGAGCTTATGGTTCAAAGAAATCTAAAAGAAATAGTGCAAACATATTTCAATGAAAAAAATGGATTTGGTGAACACAAAACAATAGCCATACAACTTCTTAAAAAGACTATTGATATACTAACTGAGTGTAATATCAATTATTGTCTTATATCTGGGACTCTATTAGGTTATGCTCGACATAATGATTTTATACCTTGGGACGATGATTTAGACTTGTTGGTTGACGATAGCATTTCAAAAAAACTCCCAGATATTTTTGAAAAACACAAAGATGTTGTTGTTTTATCTAAATTTCCCAACATGATTAGATTTTGTTTTAAGGATATTGGTGTTGAAGTTCCAGGAAAAGCCAATGGTTGGAAAGATAAAATATTAAACGAAGGAACATTTAGGTGGCCATTCATTGACTTGTTTACATACAAAAAAAAGAATTTCAATAATAAAATATTATTTTTTAAAAAAATGTGGGATGCAGATAAATTTTTTCCAGCTGACAATAAAATATTTCTGGGTATAAATACATTGGTTCCAAAAGATCCACACTATTTTTTAAAATTAAATTATGGTAGTGGATATATGCAAACATTAAAATCTAGCCGCTACTCTCACAAAAAAGAAGAATTAGTTAAAAATAGAATTATAACAATGGATGAATACAAATCAGTAAGACAAGAGGTTGTAGATGGTGTTGATGTAAAGATATTGCAATATGAATCAAATGCAACAAATATATGTTATGATAAAATAGATCTTCACAAATCAATTGAAACCAACTTAATTAAAAAATCTTGTCAATCTAATTGCATTCTAATTAATTTAGAAAAAAATAAACAGAGATATGAAAACACAGTAGAAGAATTAAAAAAATTATCTGTAACTAACTTTTTTCATCTGAAGGGCACCTATGGTAAAAACAAGGAGTCTGTTGAAAAAGATTTGTCATATATACTTAAATTTTTAAAACAATTTAATGAAAATATAGTCAAAACAGACATTAAAGTAGATGAGTTTTCTGTTATTGATGATAAAAATATTTTTATTCAAGAGGGACCTCTTGGATGCTACTGCAGTCATTTAAGAGCTATGATATATGGATATTTAAATTTTTCTGACTATACGTTTATAGTTGAAGATGACATAGCAGTAACAAACACAAGAAATATTTCCAAATACTTAGAAATGATACCAGATGATTGGGATATGGTATTTTTAAATAGTGTTGGGAAAAATGTAGTTTATACTGAGCCTTATTATAAGTTTGTGGACGAGTTTCATTCCGGGCATTGTTATATAATAAGAAATAAATGTCTTCCATTTCTTTTCAAAAATATGTACCCAATAACAGACCAGGTCGATGTTTTAATTTCCGATCTTCATAAGCAACTCAATATCTATAATATAGAAGATACCGTATATCAAAAAGATCTTGAGACAAATACTCAGAACAATCTTCAAGCTATATTTAACTCTCCGCATTATGGACCTATAAGGAAAAAAATAAAAAAGATTCAAGAATGTTTAATGTTCTTAGCAAACAAAACTTTGCCAGACAATGAAGACAGAAACGAGACGATAGCATTCAATCTGATGTATGATGTTATTTATGATTATATAACAAGAATAGATTATTGTAAAGAAAACTCAAATCAAAATATAGAAGATTATTGTTTCGATGATTCAATTTATTCATCACATAAAGAATACACGGATCTTTTGGTGAATTTACAAGACTTTATACAGGCTGGCAAAAAGGGCATAAATGTTAAAGATCAATCAATAGCAATAAGAAACACTCTTTTGTTTACTATACAAAATTTTAAATTTCATAATTATTTTGACGAAGAATATAAAGAAAATTGGAAGGCTTATAGATTTGGATCTACTGCTAACACTTACTATTTAAAAAATAGTAATATCGTAATTAAAAAATATAATCCAAAATTAAGGTGGGCTTTAAATGAAAATGAAAATAGCAAAGATATATTTTTAAAAGAAATTGAATTACTTAAAAATCTTCAACAATTTGATTTTGTTCCAAGATTATTATCCTATAATATAGAAAACTTAACAATTAATCTTTCTTATTGTGGAGAATCTTTATACAATGAATTTAGTTTACCCAAAGATTGGCAAACACAAATAACAAAAATATTTAATGAGCTGGACAGATGTGGAGTTTTTTATCCGGAACTTTGGCTTCAAAATATATTGGTTCTAAATAATAAAATAACATTTATAGATTTTGGATTGGCTGAATACAACACAAATATTAGCAATGAAATGAATTTAGATCTTTTTATTAAGTCTCTAGAATCTTTGAACAAAAAGCTTTATGGATTAACAGATAGAAATTATCGTTATCAACTTATTAATACATTTTTTAATAACCTAAAGACTCAGTAGATGTCATTTATCTTGGTTATTTTTCTTAGATATCTTTGATCACCTTCTATAAGGTTGTATTTAATATTAAATTTTTCCATCAGGGGTAGTACTTCACAAGTTGTATTTTTTTCTATGTATTTTTTGAAAATAAAATTGTATAAATGAAAATCAATTACTTGAGGTGTGCATAATTCGATATAATTATCTCTATTTACAACCTCGTAACCAACATCGGTTTTTTTAACTAACCCGTTTATAAGTTTAAGATAATACTGAGAATATAAAAATGTTTTAGATGAAACTAAAAGATTTTCAATCATTTCTTTTGCAACATATGGTCTGGCTGCGTCTTGTATAATTATATTTTCAAAATCTTTTTTTTGAAGATAATCGAGAGCAACTCGGATTGATTTCAGTCTATTGTTCACATTATTAATCAGAATTTTAACTTTTTTATTTTTATTTAATTTTTTAATATATTTATGATTATCGGAATTTGAAACTATCACAATCTCTTCTAGACAATTAAATATATCGATTCCATATTGTATTATTGGCTTTTTATTTATTTTATATAATACTTTTGATACACAACCACCAAATCTGGTGCTATGCCCTGCGGCTAATAGTATCCCAACGTTCATGTTAGCTTAAGAACTTTATTATCTCGTCTCTATCCTGCCTGCTGTCTTGAATTTGGTTTTCAAGGAATATGGTAACCCAATATCCATCTACGCCGCCGAGCTTTTCGGCATCTTGTATTCTTTGGACATAGTTAGACAAAACTTCTTCTTCCATATCCACTGCGTAGTTGAGAATTTCCCCAAGATTTGACAACGTGGGAAAATCATTGGAGACTTTTGTTGGAACTCCACCCAATCCAATTATCATGTCTGAGAATTGTGTGACATGATGCATTTCACCTGCAGCCTGCTTTAGTAAAAATTCTTTGTATTCTATTGATAATAATCCTGTGAGGGTGCTTGCGTTGTGAAGATAAAAATTATGATGTTTCCATTCATTTTTAAGATCATTATTTAGAAGATCAATAAGTTCTTGCTTTGTCATAATTATTCTCCAAATTTTATCTGTTCGTGGTCGTAGTTGGCTTCAAAAGGTTTGAAATCAACAATTGTAAATTCAGGATTATTATCATAATCAATTTTATTGACGAGTTCAAGAACAAATTTTGTTATCTCTACCATACCTTTATAGTTTAATTTTTCTGGCGTGTCTTTTGATGTGTGATAATAAGGATGAACGCCAGTGTGAATAAAAGCTATTGGTATTTTTTTATTATAAAAACTTGAATGATCACTTGAGCCGGGACCAAAACTGCTAATCTTTTTTGCAAAACTATATTTGTCGTTCAAATCATAAACAAACTCTCTAAGATTAACAGAACTTTCAAACAAACTTGCTTTTCTAATATACTTTTCATCCAAGTATCCAACCATATCCAGATTTATCATTGCTATGTGTTTTTTAATGTCCGGATTATTTAGGGGTAGAACAGGGTTGTTGCAATAATATTTGCTTCCAAGTAATCCCATTTCCTCGCCAGAATAAAATTGAAGGCAAACTGTTTTGTTTAGTTTCATAGTCTTTAGAATTTTGGCAAGCTCTAGGAGCATACTTACTCCGCTGGCATTGTCATCGGCGCCGGGGTGAATAGCTGTTTTGTTGTCTCTGCTGTATGCTGGTCCGTAGCCTATGTGGTCAAAATGCGCCCCTAAAACTATTATGTCATCTTTATTTGTATCGGATATAATATAAGCAATTATATTTTCGGTAAAAGAATCGCCTTCCTCTTTATTTGGACCTATATTGACTCCTTTTTTGATATTAAATCTTTGTCTTGTGTGTGGAATGTTATATGAATCTAATACAGAATCGATATAATCTGCAGCTTTTTTATTACCATTTTTACCACTCATTCTACCTTCTAGCTCTTTATCAGATAGTTTTTCAACAAAATCTCTTAAATCTTGTTCGCTAACAATATCAAGTGCTTGTTCTAGTGAGTTGGGTATTTTTTCTTCAATTTTCTGAGGTTGATTATTTTTAACACAAAATTTTGTGTAAATTAAACCCGCATTAGCTAAAAAAAGCAAAGAAGAAGTCAAAATTAAAAGTTTTCTCATATTTTTCCTATTTTTAAGTCCACATATATATGAGAAAATTTTTTAAATATTGTATATATATAATTTAGCAACTCGATAACAAGGAAAACAATGAAAACTTTTTATGAATTTGTCGAATACCGAAAGATAGAAACTTCTATTGTGGAAGCAGCCAATCTAATGGTTGAAATGGACATTAATCCACAAGAATTTGTTTTAGAATATGTTTCAAAACATCCAGAAGTAGAAGAAAAGCTTTTACAACACATTGAGTTGCAAGAAGGAATGTTTGGTAATTTGTGGCAAGGCGTTAAGCAGTTTGGACAAAACGTTTGGAGTGGCGGCGGAATAAAAGGTGGTTGGGATCAAGCAAAAGATACAGTAATGGGTCCAGGAGCTAAGTTCGACGCTGCAGTCAAAACCTTAAACGATCTAGCTCAGGCTTTACTAAAAAATGATCAAACAAAGAATATGAAAACCTCTGATGGCAGCACTACTATTGCCAAGTATATAGGCGGAATAATAAAACAGCTTCAGAATCAAAAAGATATGATTCCAAGAATGCAACCTGCAGCAAACACCCAGCCTCAAATGGCTCAAAGAGGAGGCACTGGTGCAACTGGTGGTGCTGGCGGTGCAACTGGTGGTGCTGGCGGTGCAACTGGTGG